CCCTTGATCCCGTTGTTCAGGACCAACCCGTTGCTAACGAGGTTGAAGACTTGGATGTTGAGTTTCTCCCAGCCAATGAGGCCATGGTCAACAATCCTAGTAATAGAGTAGCCCATGGGTTCACGTGTTTCTTCAGGAACATGAGGATAGTGGCAGGATCCTTGTTATTCGTAAAGGCCTTGGGTCACGTTAACTTATTACCGGTTAGGGCAGCGAGTGCCTACGTCGGTTTTAGTTTGAGGTGCCTCATACCCGCCTTGGCCGTCTCGCCAGCCTTTTCGAATACCGATCCGAGATTACGCGAGTTAGTTCACGGGGTTGTAACCGTGGCTAACTTTAACCGACTCCGTGTGAATATTTCAGGCCCATTCGTTTGGGGTTGGAATTGTTTGAGAGATTTCCAAGGTAGCTATGTAGCTATGAGAGAATTTAAGATAGTAGCCTTAGCGCGCCTTCGTCAAGAAGGTACACTATACCTGCTTTCTCAAGGAATTCGAAATGTCGGGTTGAACACAATGCAGAGAACCACAGAGATATTGACTAGGTTGCTTGAAATCGATTTCACGCAGCACGTCACCTCGTGTCTCACCGCTATAAGCAGCGCTTGCCTTCTCATGTGGAGCCCGGTTGGGGTTTCCACCACTTTGAAGTTGGGCTGCTTAGCCGCTTGTGTCGTAGCAGCTAAGCTGGTCGACACCAGTCCACTAGGAACGGCAGACATTTCTGGCGACATCCCTGGTGAGATCATTACTAGAAGAGACGTTGAATCTTGGAGCTATAAAGCTGGAGCAACAAGTGTGTACACCACGCTCGTTAGCCAGGCTCTTAGCGACGAGCTAGTGAAGGAGTTTTTCACCAGCAACGCTACTCTTATTGGTACAGCTAACAGGATCGGTTACTACGCTAATACCGCCGCTGTTAAGTATAGGAAGAACGATGGATCCAAGCTGAATACTATCGAAGTTCTTGAGACAATCAAGCACTCGATACATCAGTTGAAGAGTATCCAGATCAGTCTAAAGGGGGACACTGGGGTCGTGAATCGACCCAGTGTCACTCCTTTCGACTGATTCCGTAAGATGGGGTCAGCAACGGGTGTGGGGTACATAGGTGCCCTAAAGCTGACTCCATCGTTTACCTTTACACCCAAACCGTGTGAGGAGAGTATTCTGACTGCCAGGTGCAGACAGAAACTCCTCAGATCAGGCACGGTTTACGAAGATTTCACACCGAAATTTTCGTGTACACCTGAAGAGTATAATAGCGAGTACGTCTCCTTCTTCGGACCAGGTTTTTCTTTACCGATCAACCTCCCAGGGTCTGGAGAGGGAGAACACAGGACCGCGATAGGTCGCATGATCGCTCTAAGAGCTCCGGATAAACCCGGGTTCAACGAGATGTTGATCAACAATCAAAACAAAGTTTTTAGACATGTACGCCAAGCGATACATCAATACAAGCTGCATTTCGAAAGTAGAATCAACAGATGCATGCCCGATGAGTCCTATCCCTTATGGAGGGATGCTCCACACGCTAAGAAAGCCGAGAGGGTAGAATGCGATAAAATGAACAATGACATAGGTCATGACTTTATCGACGATGACAAACCAGTAGTTTTTAAGTTAAAACCTTACGAAAAACTCCCTGATGGAAAGAAACGAGGTGTAGGCAATCTTGGAACGCATAGAACCGCAGCCACAGCCCACGTTTTCTCTTACATCAAGGAAGCCATGGAAGGAGAGTACACTAATGGAAATTACACGTTTGAGTTTGTCAAGACGCCGGCCAAAGCAACTTTGGTCGACGTATTCACCAAGTTATTGAATCCAAAGGTAGGCAAAGCTTACTATCCTTATTTTTCAGATGATTGCTGTGTGTCGGCTCACTGCTCGGATGGTATAGTTTATTTTAACGGTGACATTAAGCAGTGCGACGGATCTCATTATACAAAGTTGTTAGATGAGATACGCGATTTTCTAGCTAACACACGAGGACAAAAGAATGAGCATGCAGATGCGGTAAATCGCGCCTTTGCTTATCTAGGTCGTCCAGCTGTTTTCAAGAATAAGAACAAAGTGTATAAACAATTTGTGAAGTATTGCTTCACGAGCAAAAGGATGTATTCAGGGTTCGCAGGAACTACTGTTACTAACAATTTTGCCAATTTGATTATAGGATTTTGTTTGCAGAAGAGGGTCCCAGACCCTAGTCAGTTCACCAAGGAGGAATACAAGAGGCAGTATAGACTAGC